GTTCAAGACGGAGCATGGCTCTGACTCTGCGTGGGGCAGCAAGTGTGAGGTATGGTTAGATGGTACAAACATCAACAAACGATAGGAGATATACACATGGGTAGCAAGAAAATAAAGAACGCTTTTGTGATGAGCGAGTTGTTTGTCGAGGGGCAGCACACCCCGCAGGACATACAGAAGTTCAGCCGTTCACCACTGTTCCCAATCGCGGCGACCATCTACAACACCGTAGACAAGGCATTGCGCGTGGGGCATATCGAATATAGAGCGTCAGGCGCAAGTGAATTAAACCACATCGACCCTGATAAGACAGACATGACGGCGTATTTCTGTACGCCCGAGGGTTTGACGGTTGCAAAGGCCATTTGCAGGACAGGACAATTTTCCTTCCACACTACGCTCGATGTACTTAGCAGCGGTACATCTATGGGTTCCCCCGACTTGACCACGACAAACGCAAATTATATCCGTGCTAAGTTGTCTAAGAGTTCAAATCATCCTGCACTTAGTTCTTTACAGGCGTGCATCAGGTCAACGCAGACTGTTATTTCACATAAGCTACGCGGTATAACCGACTCACTCGTCGATAAGTTTTTCGGCAATGGAGTGAGCCGCCGTCCAACCATCGAATTTTCAAGCGCAGAGGCTACGTACCTTGCAGACATCGTGATGGGCAAGGCAACCTCGATGGATATCCCTCCTGCTGATTGGCAGGAGATTGAGATTAAGTATCAAGCCCATAGTCATAGAGCCGCCAAGTTTGATAGCGCCATCGAGCAAGCCCGAGAAGCATTTGACGGGGATAAGTGGGTGTTCATCCCCGAAATAAACGGCGGTGTCATGCTAGGCGCTATTCGTTCCGATGGTGTGCAAAAAGCGTTGGACGCTTACCGACTTGGTAATTATCTTCCGTCTCACGAGAACGCTGAACACGTCTACGCAAACTTTGTCATCCCGCTCAAGTGGTACCCGAGTGTCGAAGCGTTGCCCGAAGACTACAAGCGTGAGTTGGACTACGCTCTAGTGATGCTCAAGGCTCATCGCGGTAGCGAAGCGAACAACGAACCCAATTTGATCCCTGTCACAAAGTACGGGGAACTATCGAATTGGCCGCAGATTGGCGCGTTCAAGCGTGACGCGGTGATGTTCTTGCCGAAGTGAGGTGAGGTATGAACAAGAATAAGATTCATACTTTAACTTTGACCAAGTACGAACCGTTAACGGGGCCATTTTTTCCACGGGGTCAGCCGGGACCCACTGATGTTGCCCGTGTAATCATGGTTCGACTGATGTCTATGGACACGAACGAAGTGACTGACGGGTTTGAAATTCATGTAGGCAACAACAAGTCTCGTATGTTCACCAAGGACACCCTGCCAGACGATATAAAATTCCAACTGGCGATGATTCATTCGATTGACTGGGAGGAGTACAAAGGCTACGAAGAAACGTTACTAGGGTTAGACCTATTTGTACTCCCGCCGCTTTATCCAACGGCGTGCGAAGAGTTTGGGTGGATGCGTTACGGCAACATCTATGTCCTTGTTTTGCCTAAAAAAGTTTTAGAAGAGTTGCAAGGACAAGTCCCGCATGGTTAGGTAGCGTATTGTTTAATACGCTGTCTGCTATGAGGGAACATGACTCCAGAGGCCAAAGTAAAGAAGCGAGTGAAGGAAATTTTGACTGACCTTGGCGCGTACTACTCGATGCCAGTGACCGGCGGTTACGGGCGGAGCGGCGTGCCGGACTTTTTGATTTGTTTACGAGGGAGGTTTTATGCGATAGAGTGCAAAGCGAACGGTGGGAAGACCACCGCACTACAAGATAAGCACCTTGCGGATATTCGTGGCGCAGGGGGCGTGAGTTTAGTAATCCACGAAGCAAACGTAGAGAACCTACGCAAGGAGTTACAACATGACTATGAGTGCAAAGATTCGCCGTTATCTGGCGAAGGGTACGAGCATCGCTGAAATCGCTAAGCGATTGGGCGTCTCAAAGAATAACGTCTGGACTGTCATCTGGAAGGAAAAGCAGAAGGCAAAGACAGCGAAGCCCGAAGCAAAGCCCGAAGAGAAGCGGAAGCCGGGGCGACCGAAGAAGGCGACAGAGCAGATGACGATCGAGGAGTGGGCGGGTGAAACGAAGCCTGACCCCGTGAACCATCCCCCGCACTATCGTGACGGCGGTATCGAAGTCATCGACTTCATCGAAGCCAAAGATTTGAACTTCCGACTTGCCAATGTGGTGAAGTATGTGAGCCGTGCGGGTAAGAAGAACTCCGACCCTGTGCAGGACTTGGAGAAGGCTGCGTGGTATCTCAAGCGCGAGATTGACGCAAGGAAGGGCGCATGAATTCTTTAGTAAAAGATTTACAAGACGAATATAAGGATATTCTGCTTGCTCCCGTAGACGAACTTTACCTCACGGTCCGCACTACAAATTGTTTGGCGGCAGAAAAAATTAAATACGTTGGGGATCTTGTACAGCGAACTGAAAAAGAATTGTTCTTGATCCCAAACTTGGGTAAGAAGTCTTTAGATGAGATAAAAGAAGTATTGGCGGGTTTCAATTTGAGTCTAAACATGAAAATGTCGGAGTGGCCTCCAGAGGAAATAAAGTCCTCACAGGTTGATCCTGATATAAAAGGTCAGGTTAAGAGCAGTCTTAACTACGCGCTGCGCTGCGCTGCTGATAAAGCACACGCTAATTGCGTGAGCAATGACCCTGACAAAGCACAGGCATATGTCGGTATCGTCACAGATATTTTATGGTTGTTAGGGGAGTTGCAGAAGCCATGATCCGTGCCATCAGACGGTGGTGGCGACAGCGCAAATACAATGTCACACGGGAGTGGGGGCGAGTCCCCCCTCCCAACTGGCGGTGTGCAAGAAGTGGGAGGGAATACTGGTGAACGAGCCAAGAGGTATGGAGTACAGCAAGGACAGGCTGAACCAAGAGATACGCGACTTGTTGCGTGAGAACTCGCTGCACAAGAACTCGCTGTTCCTCAAGGACAAAGAACTGATTGTCCTGAAAGACAAACTGGCGGAAGCCGACAGCACGATTGATACTCTGAGCGTCATACTTGGAGTTGTGCTGCTGATGTCCGTCGTCGGGTTTTTGTTTGCTGTGACGCAGTGGAGGTGAGGCTGTGAACCGCGAAGATGTAATTAGGATGGCGAGGGAGGCGGGTGGCATTGATGTCACGACAACCAATGCGGGTGGCGTGACGGCGTGGCTTGGAACAGGAACGCCGGAGTTCCTTGAACGCTTCGCCAAACTCGTTGCCGCAGCAGAACGCGACCGCATCATTCCTATCGTGCATGGCTTGTGCGAGTCGGACAACACGGCGGCGAGGATTGAAGATGCGATACGGGAGTGGACATGACCGACGAATCACTTGACCCGAACACGCTGTACGCAGATGGCTTTGAGGACGCGCTCATCGGGCTTGGGTGGCAGCATACAAAACTGATTGCCATCTATGACTACGACAAGTGCGTGGAGATACTTATCCTGCGTGAGGACATGACCCACGAGGAGGCTATCGAGTGGATGGAGTACAACGTGGTCGGCTCGTATGTGGGCGAGTACACGCCGATATTTATGTTGCCGAAGGAGGAGTGAGGTGGGTACAGAAGAAGACATACTTGATCTGATCCGCGTCCTGCCTGATGAACTGAACGACTTCTCTACCACGACCGAGTTCAAGTTCCTGACGGTAGGCAGCGTGCTCTGGGCGTGCCGTGATGAGATTGTTTATTTACGTAGACGAGTGAAGGAGTTGGAAAATGGCAAAGGCAGTAAGGCTCAAAGCAAAGTCCGTTGAGGATTGCGTCCGATACCCGATAGCCGACCTTGACCGGGAAAAGGCATGGGACAGGCTCATACGGAGCCGTCACGGTAAAAACCTGAGCAGACATGGGTTCCCGAAGGACGAACTTGGATTTAGGTTCCCGCTTGGCGGGTGTTACTACGAACTGTGGTGCATTGCATGGGAGTTTGCGTGGGATGCAGGGTGGAGAAAGCGAATGGAAGTGGAGGTGAAAAATGGTAGTCCCAAAAAAGGTAAGAAGGTGCGCTGAGTGCAAGCGGGTGTTCGCCAACCCTGAGTCGTTCCGTATGCACAAGTTAAAAGGTATCGGGTGCAGGACCGTAGAAGGACTTATAGCCCGAGGCTACGTCGAGGTTGATGGGAAGTGGACAAACAAAGTTAAATGAGGTGGTGTTATGAGTTTCGTAACGCTCGATTTCGAGACGTACTACGCCAAGGACTTCTCCCTGTCTCGCATGACAACGGAGGAGTACATCCGTGACCCGCGCTTTGAGGTCATCGGTGTCAGCGTAAAGATTGACGATGGTGAACCTGAGTGGTTCAGCGGTACGCATGAGGAGACCAAGGCGTATCTCGACAAGATTGACTGGGCGAACTCCGCAGTCCTGTGTCATCACACGATGTTCGATGGGGGTATCCTGTCGTTTGCGTTCGGCATCGTCCCGGCGTACTACTTTGACACTTTGAGCATGGCCCGTGCCATTCATGGCGTGGATGCGGGTGGCTCTCTCAAGGCTCTGGCTGAGCGGTATCAGTTGGGCGAGAAGGGTACCGAGGTCATCAACGCTCTGGGCAAGCGACGAAAAGACTTCAGCCCCTCTGAACTCGCTGCGTACGGTGAGTACTGCAAGAACGATGCGGCGCTGACGTTCAAGTTATTCAACGTCCTCATGTCGGACTACTTCCCGCAGAACGAACTTGACCTTATCGACATGACCCTTCGGATGTATACGCAACCTGTTCTGCGCGTCGATGACGCCATGCTTGTCGAACGTCTGCAAGAGGTCAAACAGGAGAAGGCTGTGCTCTTGCGTAGCCTCATGGACGTGCTGAAAGTTAGTACAGAGGAAGAAGTTCGCGCCAAGTTGGCAAGCAACCCGCAGTTTGCTGAGGTGCTGCGCTCGTTCGGTATCGAGCCGCCCATGAAGACGAGCCTGACCACGGGTAAGGAGACCTATGCTCTTGCCAAGAACGATGAAGGTTTCATCGAGTTATCGGAACACGATAACCCCGTCGTGCAACACCTTTGCGCGGTGCGTCTGGGTACTAAGTCCACCATCGAGGAGTCGCGTGTCGAGCGGTTCATCGGCATCGGTGCTAGGAACAAGGGGCTGCTGCCCATCCCGCTGAAGTACTACGGCGCACACACAGGCCGTTGGTCCGGGCTTGACTCCGTGAACCTGCAGAACCTGCCTAGCCGTGACAAGAAAAAGAAGGCGTTGAAGAACGCCATCATGGCCCCGGCAGGTCACTACGTCATCAACTGCGACTCATCACAGATCGAGGCGCGTGTCTTGGCGTGGCTTGCAGGACAAAACGATGTGGTCAAGCAGTTCGCCAACGGCGAGGATGTGTATAGCGTCTTCGCGTCCAAGATCTATAAGCAGCCCATCAGCAAGGCCAATCCGGTCGAACGCTTCGTCGGTAAGACTTGCATCCTTGGTCTGGGCTACGGTACCGGGGCAAAGAAGTTGCAGCATACCCTCAAGACACAGCCCCCCGGCGCGGACCTGAGCGAGGAGGAATGCAAACGCATTGTCGATCTTTACCGGCAGGAGAACGACAAGATCCCTGCGCTCTGGCGCGAGTGCGACCGTGCCCTAGAGCATCTTGCATCGTGGCCGTCTGGCACTAAAGAGTACCCACTGGGACAGCATGAATGCGTATGGGTCACCCCGCAGGGTCTACGCTTGCCGAATGGTCTGTACATCAAATACCCGAAGTTGCAGCGCGGCGAGAAGGGCTTTATCTACACCTCGCGCAAGGGAGTCCAGTCCTTGTGGGGCGGAGCCGTTGTTGAGAACGTGGTCCAAGCCCTCGCCCGTATCATAGTCGGGGAACAAATGCTAGAGTTGTCGGAACAGGGGCTGCGTCCTGTCTTGACTGTGCATGACGCGGCTGTGGTTGTAGTGAAGAAGGGAGACATCACCCCCGTGTTGGACAAGGTAACGAAGATTATGTCTGCGCCCCCTAAATGGGCGGCGGGTCTACCCGTGGCCTGTGAAGCCAAGTACGGTATTTCATACGGAGATTGCTAGTGATTCAATGGTCGTTCAGCAGCCTTAAGGACTTCGTAAACTGCCCAAAGCAGTATTACCATACGAAGGTACTCAAGGACTTTCAGAAAACAACTTCACAACAGATGTTGTATGGCACGGAAGTTCACAAGGCGTGCGAGAATTACGTCCGTGACGGTACGCCACTTGCCAAGAACTATGAGCGTTTTAAGTCACAGTTGGACGCGTTGCTGGAGATTGGTGGGCAGAAATACTGCGAACACCAGATGGCGTTGACGGCGGAGCAGGAACCATGCGCGTTTGATTCCGATACTAGGTGGGTGCGTGGTATTGTGGACCTGCTCATCGTAGACGGTGACACCGCGTACATCATCGACTACAAGACCGGCAGTGCGAAGTACCCTGACACTAAGCAGTTGAAGTTGATGGCTTTGATGACCTTCGCCCACTTCCCGGAAGTAGAACGCATCAAAGCAGGCTTGTTGTTTGTGATGCATAATACATTCGTTATTGAAGAGTACAGCAGAGAAGGAATTGATGAGTTATGGGAGTGCTTCGCGCCGGACCTAATGCGGCTTGATATTGCTTATCAGCGTAATTCGTGGTCCCCGAAAGCAGGGCCGCTGTGCGGGTGGTGTCCCGTCAGTAGTTGTAACTTTTACAAGGAGCGATGATATGAGAGAGGCTGAAAAAGAGTACTACAGAGTTACACTCCCTTACGGTAAATGGACGACCGAAGACGGCACCGAGGTGCTGTTCAACCGTAAGTACCAGCCTATCTGGGTGAAGCACGCTAATAAAAAAGTTGATACCGCAGCACTTGATTGGTGGGTTCCCGGCATCGTCAAACAAGAGTTCTACTACGATGAAAGTAACCCGCCATATGGCCGCCGTCTAAAGCGTACCCGTGACAGTTTGGCTAGATGCTTAGCGGCCCTTAACGAATTTGGAGTTTGAATCATGCCGTACGTGAACAAGGCAAGACCTTACAAGAAGGAATACAAGCAGCAGGTTGAGCGTGGCGAACACGACAACCGCATGGAGCGACAGCGTGCTAGGCGTTCTTACGATGCCAAGGGCATCAGCCGCAAGGGCAAGGACATTGCCCACGTCAAGGCGTTGTCCAAGGGTGGCAGCAACGGTGACGGTACTCGGCTTGAGGCACCGTCCAAGAATCGTTCGTTCCGTCGCAAGTCGAACGGGGCGATGAAGTAAGCACAAGGCGTAAGTGTGCATGAGGGTCCCCACTCCCCTCTAAACAACTGCGTCAGTCAGTGATAGGTCTTGCTACCTCCAGTACCTAGGCACTGACCGTTTGGCCCACGTCACGGGCTTTTAACTCAGTAGGTGTAGTATGGACATAGTAGATAACGCAGCGGTACGTTTTACCGCATCTAACTCATTTGCTTCAGAGATTTCTACTCGCTTAGAGCGGAGCGAAGTTTTAGTAGACAGCGGTCACAGCAAAGAATTGCTCGTTTGTTGGGACCACAGCGAGATGATGGCTCTCGCCAGATATCTTGACGATTACCTCCCCAGTCAAAACGTACCGAAGGTACCGTCGCCTATGCAGCGCGACTACACTTGGCCGGGGTTCTATAAGCCGTTCGACCATCAACGCGACACGGCGTATTTCTTGAGCCTCCGCCAACGGGCGTTCTGTTTCAACGAGGCAGGGACGGGCAAGACCTCTGCGGCTATCTGGGCTGCGGATTACCTGATGAATCAGGGCGTGATAAAAAAAGCCCTCATCATCTGCCCTCTGTCCATCATGTACTCAGCGTGGCAAGCAGACATTATGCGTACAGCACTTCACCGTACGTGCGGAGTTGCACATGGGTCTGCGACGAAGCGTAAGAAGGTACTGGACGAGAACTACGACTTTACCGTGATCAACTACGACGGCACAGGTGTAGTACTTCAAGAATTACAACAGGCAAAGTTTGATCTCATCATCGTGGATGAGGCCAATGCCTACAAGACGGCATCAACCAAGCGGTGGAAGATCCTTGCAAAACTTCTTGGACCTGAGACTTGGCTTTGGATGATGACGGGTACGCCTTCATCGCAGTCGCCCTTAGACGCGTTTGGACTTGCTAAATTGGTGTCTCCTATCAGAGTTCCAAAGTACTCCACTGCGTGGCGTGACCGCGTGATGGTGCAGTTGAGTAGATTTAAGTGGATACCGAAGCAGGACGCTACTGACCAAGTGTATCGTGCGCTGCAACCCGCTATCCGGTACACGAAGAAGGAGTGTCTTGACCTGCCTGATATCGTGTATCAGACCCGAGACGTACCTCTGACTCCACAGGTACAGAAGTACTACAACGAACTGAAGAAGCAGATGCTCATCGAAGCCGCAGGGGCACAGGTCAGTGCAGTGAACGCAGCAGCATCGCTTAGTAAACTTTTACAGATATCCGGCGGTGCGGTATACACGGACAAGCATGAAGTAGTGCAGTTCGACATCTCGCCCCGCCTCGCGGCATTGAAAGAAGTACTTGAAGAAACGACCAACAAGGTTGTAGTATTCGTTCCGTACCTTCATGCTATAGACACCGTTAGGGAGTACCTGACTAAAGAAGGTGTGACAAACGAGGTCATCAAAGGGTCGGTCGCTGCAACGGAACGCTCCGCGATAATTGGTCGGTTCCAGACAGCCACAGACCCGAGGGTCTTGATCATTCAACCGCAGTCGGCAGCGCACGGTATCACGCTGACCGCCGCTGATACGGTGGTGTTCTGGTCTCCGGTGATGTCAGTCGAGACTTATCTGCAATGTATCGCTCGTATCGAGCGTGTAGGGCAGGTGAACCGGATGTCCGTGGTACATCTACGCGGGTCCGAGGTCGAGAAGAAGATGTACGCGATGCTGCAAGGCAAAGTGGACAGTCACAATAAGTTAGTGGACCTGTATAAACAAGAGTTGGAGGGTGATGATGACAACGGGTAATACAGACGAACTTGTCGCAGCGTATTTGTTAATACGCTCTCAGCGCGATAAATTGGCTAGAGAATTTGAAGTTGCCGATGCCGCGCTTAAGGAAGACATGGCGAAGTTGGAATCCGCTATGCTCGATATGTGCAACGCCGTGAACGCCGACAGTATCAAGACAAAGCACGGCACGGTGATGAGGAAATTGAACGAGCGATTTTTTTGTCAGGATTGGGAAAACTTTTACACGTTCCTCCTCGACAACGAAGTCCCACATCTGTTGGAGCGGCGTATCCATCAGGGCAATTTCAAAGAATTTATAAAAGATCACACAGCCGACGGTCTACCGCCGGGAGTCAACGTGATGCGTGAATACGGTGTTTCAGTGCGTAAATCCAGTAAGGAGTAGTTAAAGTGAGTAACGATATCATTGCAAATTTGAAGAACGAACTCGCCAACATCCAAGGCGGGGTCGATGATGATACCCGTGCAGTAGCGGGTGGTGGTTCCTCTTCCAAGCGTATCTCCATCAAGGGCGGCGTGTTCCGCAAGATGGCCGGTGGTAAGGAGATTGGTGCCATCGAAGACCGGCACATGAACGTCATCTTCGTGAAGATGGCCCATAGCGCGAGTCGTACCTATTACACGGGCGCATACAAGGAAGGTGAGAAGACCGCCCCTGTGTGTTGGTCTTCGGATTCAAAGGTACCCGACCCGGAAGTTAAGACTCCGCAAGCCTCGTCGTGTGACCAGTGTCAGTGGTCGGTGAAGGGTTCTGGGCAGGGCGGTAGCGGCTCTGCTTGTCGTCTGTCTTGGCGTACCGCTGTGGTGTTGCCGCAGGACCCCGGTGGCGACGCGATGCAGTTGGTTCTCCCTGCTACCTCGTGCTTCGGCAAGGAAGAGGCCGGGAAGTATCCGTTCCGTCCGTACATTCAGATGCTTGCTAATAACAACATCTCGGCAGGTCGGGTCATCACCAAGATGCAGTTCGACACCAAGTCGCCTGTGCCGAAGTTGCTGTTCTCGCCTATTGGCGTCGTTCCCGAAAACGATGTTGAGGTGGTCAGGGCACAGAGGGACAGCAAGGCTGCGGAAAACGCAGTCAAGTTGACCGTGTATCAGGCGGATGAAGGCGAGGGTTCGACCGCGCAGGGTACTGTCGAGGTTGCTTCTGTTGACGAGGCTCCTCCGGTCATCCGTGACGTTAAAAAGGCAGAGGCTGCCCCTGCGGCTGACGTGTCTGACGTTATCAAGAAGTGGTCGAAGAAGGGTTGACCTATGCCTCGCACATACGGCGATAAGTTACTTCTACATCTACAGCAAGCCGACGTATCCCTCTTAGGAGTCAAACTTGGTCGTCTATGTGTTGATGCAAACCTTCCTGTCGCATACGTTAGCGCGGCTGTAGGGGCATCACGCAACACGGTTCATTTGTGGTTCCGTGGACAGGCCATGCAAGAGCAGCGGCGTAAAGTAGTCGAAGCATTCATGTACCTTGTAGAGCAAGACATGAAGAACGGTACACTTCCAGCGGCCAACACTAAGGCGGCTAAAACCTATGTGGAGGGGTTGATCGGTCGTAGCGTCTAATTTGAGGGTGTCGTAGTTTGCGGGGCGGCTTTCGCCCCGTTTTTTTCTGAGTGGGTTGGGACCATGCGAAAACAATTTTACGAGAACATACTACCTTCGCAGGGCGTTTACTGTGTAACCGAGATCAAAGACAAGCGAGTAACTAATCGGTTTACAGAGAGCCTTGATGAAGTTGAACAGTTGGTCGAGAAGGCCGACTCCGAGGACAAGAACGTATTCATCGCGCTGAGCAGTTTTAGCGGCCACAGCCGCATGGGGGAGTACGCGGCACACTGCCGCTCATTCTTCGTAGACCTTGACGTGAAGCCCGGCAAGTCGGGGCACTACAACAGCAAGGTAGATGCTCTGGAAGACTTGGGGACGTTCCTTGAAGTGACTGGGCTTCCGCCCCCTGTCGTTGTCGATTCCGGCAACGGTGTCCATGCCTATTGGCCGTTTGATTCATCTGTGCCAATTGCAGAGTGGAAGCCCTACGCCGAGAAGTTCAAGCAACTCTGCCTTGACCACATGAAGATAGACCCTGTGGTGACTGCCGATGCCACGCGCATCATGCGCTGCCCGGAGACCCGGAACTTCAAGACAGACCCGCCGAACGCTACGCGGATTCTTACTACTGAGTTCCCTCAGTACGACTTCAATGTCTTTAAAGATTATCTGGGTGAAACAGATCCTATTCTGCCGTCCATCCTTGACCTTATCCCGAAAGGCTTGGATGAGGACACGCGCAAGATAGCCAAGTTGGACAACTTTGAAACGACGTTTCAGGACATCGCAGAGAAGAGTTTGGCTGATGAAGGCTGCGCTCAGATTAAGTACGCCATCGTCAACTCCAAGACTCTGTCAGAACCGCTCTGGCATTCAACGCTGTCCGTAGCACGGCACTGCACGGATTGGGAGACTGCCGTCCATACGTTGTCCGAGGATTATCCCGGATACAGCCCTGAAGCCACTATTAGGAAAGCCAATGAGACCTTCGGCAAACCCCACAGTTGCCTTACATTTGAACAGCGTAACCCCGGCGGATGCAACGGGTGCCCACTCAGAGGACAGGTCACCAACCCCCTTGCCATCGGACGTAGGTTCGTCGCAGCGCCAACCGAAGAGATTAGTAAGGAGGACGCAGTTCGGGTCGAGCAGAATCCCGAAGAAGTTCCTCCTTTCCCCAAAGCCATACTGCCGTACGTCCGAGGTCGTAACGGAGGCATATACTTCATCCCTCCTAGCGAAGTAGGAGATGATGGGGAGAAGTTACAGTCCGAGCCTGTACTTATCTCGACCAACGAGTTCTACCCCATCAAGCGGATGTACGGAGAATCGGACGGCGAGATCATGCTTGTCCGTATCAAACTGCCGCACGAAATCCGTGAAAAGTATATCTCCGCAGGGGATGCACAGTCGGTAGATGGTATGAAAGAGATCATTGGCAAGGCGGGGGTGGCTCCGCCTCATCAGACGCTTTGGCCCAAGTTGGTGGAATACATGACTAAATGGCTTCATTATCTACAGAGTCAGCACGCTGCCGACAAGATCTGCCATCAGATGGGATGGACGGACAACGATACTTTTCTTATTGGTGAGACGGAAGTTGTCGGCAACAATCAAACCCGCAGGGCGGCATCCAGTCCGTTGATACGTGGTATATCGCGTCTCATGCAGCCGAAAGGCGACTATCAGGTCTGGAAGGACTGTATTAACCAATTGAATCATCCTGACCTTGAGATGCAGGCGTTCGGTCTACTGACTTCTTTTGGTTCGCCTCTTATGCGATACACGTCCACGAACGGGATGACCTTCTGCTTCACGGGTCCGTCGGGCGTTGCCAAGTCCGGTTCGCTATATGCTGCGCTCTCCGTATGGGGGTCACCGAAGCCGCTTAGTGTATACGACTCGACCGACAACGCGTTCAACCTCCGTGCGATGTCTCTTAAGAACATCCTCATGGGCATGGACGAGGTGCAAGAGAAGCCCCCCGAGCAGATATCTAAACTCATCCACCTTGTCTCGCAAGGCAAGGGCAAGATGCGTATGCAGAGTTCTATCAACGCTGAGCGTGAGCAGCAAGAAATTGCGTCCATGCTTTGTCTCATGTCGTCTAACGTATCGCTGTACGATCTAATTTTCGTCAAGAAGGCTAACGCAAGTGGCGAGATCATGCGTCTGCTGGAGTACGTACTGATGCAGCCTCCGGTACTGACGATGGAGTTGGGCAAGCGCATCTTCGACCCCCTGCATACCAATCACGGGCACGCAGGACCAGACTTCATAGATAAAGTCATTGGCCTTGGTGATACTGAGGTCAGAGCTCGGGTTGAAAAGTGGAGCCGCCGCGTCACGGCGACCAAGTTGGGAAGCAATGCAGCCTTTCGGTTCTACGAGACGGCGTTCAGCGCCATCTTTGCAGGGGCTGAGATCGCCAATGAGCATGGCATTATTACTTTTGATATCGACCGCATTTTTGACCGCGTACTACTGGAGACCATCAAAGTGAGAGACAACACCCAGAAGAACCGAATTACAGACTACGAAGGTTTGATCGGTGAGTTTTTAAACGATCACTGGCGGAAAGGCACGCTTATCTTCGACGAAGGGCGTATCGTGAACGAGCCGCATGGCGAACTTGTTGCCCGTGTCGAGATCGGCAATTCGACGCAGTACGTCTCCAAGACCAAGTTCAAGCAGTTCCTGACAAGCCGCAGCGTCGGTACGGGGGAGTTTGAAAAGGCACTGGAGAAATCAACGGTGAGTCTGGAGTCGAAGAAGATGCGGCTCTCTACCGGATGGAAGGCGGGCATGACCACGCCTCCTATCCACGTCTATGCGTTCCAATACGAAGTACCCAAAGAGTTGCTAAATGACAACCCGAGTGATGGAGCCTGAGTGGATATTCCCCTTCGAAGGCATGAACGTCGGAGATAGTTTTTTTATCCCAACTTTGAAAATTGCTGAGATGATCTACGTCGTAGACTGCCGTTCAAAGGCCGCTCAGGTCAAGGTCAAAGCGTATGCTGCGTCCAAGGAAGGACACATCGGCGTACGGGTCTGGCGCATACGCTGACTATTACTTATCTTCTTCCAGCATGTACTGTTCA